TACGGAAATATCCAGCAACACCAGAGGCTACGTTTACACCAGACCACACGCCAGTTTTGGACATGATACCAGCCGTTGTCGCGCCATAGGTAAGGCCGCCTGAGCCTAATACTCCTGCTGCTGCCGTTCCCAAACCCTGAGTGCTGGCAAATGTCAGAGTAGTTCCTGTTGCCAAAATTTCATATCCGTTTCCCGATGTACCTGTGCCCGGAAGCGCCGTGATGGTAATTACCGCGGCGGCAGAAGTAGCTGTATACTTAACTCCTCCTGGCGGTATATAACGGTTAATCTGGTCGGCAATCAATGTAGCCGTTGTAGTCAGGTCAGTTGTGAAAGTTACAGCGACACCCAGAATCTCCTGACTATTGACTTTTATACTGTCGCATGTACCAGACGAACCACTGATTGTGATAGTTCCAGCCGGCAATACTTCCTTGGTTACGGAAGCGCTTGCGAGACTCACCGTGAATAAAAGCGTTCCCGTTACGGCAGCATCAGCGGTTGAAGGTGCGGAACCTGTTCTCAGTTCTATAATTCCACCATTCAACGCGCGCTGATACGAACCCCTATTGTTTGTAAAATTTCTAATTCCTGAACTCCACGACAATGCCATTTTTCATTCCTCCATTATTTTATAATTGTTAAATATTGGTTAAGGTTTCCATTCTTCCTAATCATGCTGGTGCCTATTCTTCCTGAAGGAACTGAATAGATATCGCTATGAATGGTTTCAAAGGAACCGCCATCACCACCAAAACAAAATGTATTTCCTGATACCCAGACGATTGCTTGTTCGAACTTTTTACCTTCCGGAGAAGTTACATCATAAACTTTCTGGGCAGTGCCGGTAACCGCTGAGGTATCATATTTCTTTTCCAAAGTGAACTTGGGTGTTGCAATTACGTTATCAAAACTACCTTCTCTCCTCATAAAGTAGACGTAGTTGGCATCGGACACCCATATACCGTCTGATACTGGTACGAACATTGTAATGTCGGAATCGAACTGCTTGAATCCCCACCGTTGGTCATAGATTCTCGGGTTAATTACATCTGAGATATAGACTACGTTCCCCTTGACAACATAAAGACTCCCTTGGAAATAGGCCAACATGTTCCCTGCCGGCATTACGGCTTTAAACTCTCTTGTTGTGGCAGGGAAAAGTGATGCAATTTCATCTTTAAGTTGACCGATAATAGTGCCATTGGTAAATACGATATATCCATCCCTAAGTATTTCATAGGCCATTTCTCCATCGCCAACTGAAGACATGATAATTGTGGTGGAAAAATTTTCCCATATTCTTACCAAGTCACCATTATGCAAAGCAAGGCATAGTTTATTATTAGACCATACGCTTGTGTAGGAACCAGAAAGAGAAAGAGCATATCCATCACATCTTGTTATCCGGTTGTCTTTATGGATATCAACATTGGTAGCTGTGGTAAATCGGACAAAGGTTATTCGGGAACCAGAGACTACTTGACGTTGGATAACTTTAGTGGCATCATTTTTGTTATCTATACCAAGCAAGTTTTCATATTTGCTGGTCTTAAATGAAGGTTTCATATATCACCTAATCCATAACCCTTTCCTGCTGGATTATATTTGACTCTAATATCTTTTAATTTATCAAACATCTTATCCCGACCTTTTTTGGTATCTGGAAAATCTTTGGCCTTTCCTATTTTCTCATCAAAAGGTAAATAATTGGAACCCGGCGCACGAGGATCAATACCTCTGGGAACGGAAGCGATCAATTTTCCTTCACGTTTAAGTTCTTTCATTTCTTTACTAGTCCATATCCTTTAGTTGGTTTCCATCCATGGTCAACCGCATTAAGTAACCGCTCCTGCGCTTTCGCTTTCTCCAATGTCGTCCCTTTTGCATGTATTCCACTTGGAGCGCTTACCCGATATTTTCCGTTTTCCTTTTTTCTTATCGACACTGGCATTTTTATCACCTCGAAGCTTGTCTATCATGTTGATTACCATGGTTTCAGTTATATCCTTGGTACAGGCATAATCTTTATTTCTTGGACACCACAACCAATCTCTACTTATCGGCAACTCCTTATCATTAAAGCATCCGACACCACATACTTCGTTGTTGATGGCTATGCGATAAGGATTCGGGAAATCATTCCATTCTTGGGAAACGCCACTAATCATTATGGCTGGAATTCCAAGAGAATGAGCAATCCAGATTGGTCCATGGTTTAGACCAATGTAAAATTCACAGTTCCGGATATCCTCAATGGTTGACTGAATGGATTGCCCATTATGCTTGGTTACGTTATTAAGCTGAGAAGGTTCTGCAGAAATTGACACACACTCGTATCCAATAGAGACTAAGTAATCGATTACCTTCTGCCATGCACCCGGGCGATTCCACATTTTATTCTGCATGGTGGAATATTCAGAGAAGCAAATATATGGTTTTTTAATTGGAACATGGGATAATAAACTCTCTTTTAACCTTGCCTGTAAAGGTTCATACTCCAATCCCAATATATCCGCGGCCACCTTCTGTAACGGAACATCTCTCCAGTTAATAGGATTTTTATCCAATTGATTATCAAAGCATCCAACCGTATATCCTGCATAAATATTATTTACACTTGAGCCGGGTTTAATAAATTCAATTTCCGGATAATCAAATATTTCCTGCCACCAACCGGAACAAATCACATGGCAATTATGTTTTTTCCGGAATTCATCAATATAAGGCATCCATGAAATTGTATCACCAAGAGCCTTGGAACCCATCTGGATAAGAATATTTTTACCTTCTAAACTCATCTCGTGGCGATATTTTAACTCACCATTTAAGGATGCAGTTACTACCCATGGCACAAAATATTTTATGTCAGGATTACTCCACATGCCAACTCTCTGTTTTAAACTGAATATGTTTTTGTCTAAAATATTAAAGGCAACATCATATTCACGGTTGGATATACCGGCAATATTCAAAACTGCTCCGGTAAAAAAAGATAATTGGAATACATCATCATCCCAAAGGTCACGATCCACTTGGTCAAAACGGTTGGAAACTTCAAAATCAATAATATTAAAAGATGATGGTTCAAACGCTTCCAGAAATTTCCTATACAGCCAATTTTCTAAAATATATTCAGCATCAACATTAACCATGCCGGCTGTATATTCTGACCATGAAGAAATCTTTGGAACAGCAGCAAATAAGAAATCTGTTTTCCCACTCCAAATGTCGGTACGAATTCCATTACCTTCATAATTAATTCCGGTGAATGGTTTATTGGATGATAAGGCTATTGGTATAAATTTATTCAAATCTGCTTCACAGTCGAATTCAAGGTAGTTTATTCGGTCGAATTTCCCATGGCAGAAATCAACTGCATTACGGATGGCGTTAAGGCAGGCTACTCCATGATAAGGGATGGTTGAACGTTTTTCCTCAAGTTGGCCACCCTGACCGGTACGGAAATAATTTGCGCGCCAATCATCAGAGAGGACGTTATTTTTCTCGTAGAGGACGTAATCGGCTAGTTCCATAATGGGCGGTGGAAGAGCATAATGGGTAGAGATTATCACCGGCCAACCAAAAGATTTAACTTGGGTGATTGTTTCAACAAGTGTATTCATCTTTTCCTGGGAACTTGGCCAACAACCTATTACGAAGCAGGATGATTCCTTTTCCATGGAGGTGATGCGGAAACCATGCTTGAGGGCATAGGCATGAATGTCAGATTCAGGATCGGGTTGCTTGTTGCCATCTGAAGTGAAAGGAGAGGTAAGCGGAAGATTAGGCGCAGGAACTGGTTTATAATTTTGATGCAATTCTTCCAATACATCATATGCTTTTTTAGCCGCGGCATCCCATGAGAATTTGGTGCGGATTTTGTCGGAAAGTTTTAAAGCATCTTCTTTGTGTTCCGAATAATCGGAATATACGTTGCGCATTTGGAGGACCAGAACTTCATAATCTGGTTCGCACCACTGACCAGGGACATCCCAATTGCCAAATATCCCAAAAGGTTTAATTAATTGTTTGATTGGTATCTTAATGCAGCCATTATGATACTCTGTGCTGCCACCCCAGTCTGCAACGATAGTCGGAACGCCACAAGCTGCTGCTTCGATAATGGGAAGTCCCCATCCTTCTGAACGAGAGCAGGAAACGAAGCAGTGTGCAAGTTGTAGCCTCCGGATATATTCATCTCTTTCTTCGAAATGGACTGGGATGATTCTTGGGTCATTGATGCCATTGGCTTCTAGCCTCTCTTCGGTGGAATTGTAGGTGTCTGATGGGAAAAGGGTATCGACTGATAATTCAAGACGAACATCAGGATTATCGGGAAATGCCTTTAAAAACACCTGTATGATTTCAAGAGTGGATTTCCGCGGTTGCCATTGCCCCACATGGACAAAAGTAAATGGTTTGTCTGGAGAGATGGATTCAGTAGGTTTATAAACATCAGGATCAACGCCCTCGGGAACCACTTTAACAAACTCCTCCGGCACCCCTTGTGCTATACTCCATGATCTTTGTGCTTCGCTTGGAACCCATAATTGATCATAGTATTTTAAATTCTCAATAAACTGTTGCGGATATTCCGTGGATTCCCAGGCCGAATAGAGTATTGATGGACTCGGTGGAAATTCCTGAATCTGACTTGCCGTGACGACATCCAGAAGAGATATATGGACTTCTCCGGTTCCATCACCTTTTACTAATTCCTGAAGTTTCGGGAAGAAACGTGATGCGTGTATTCCGTAACCCGTTCTCTCATTAAATGTTGCGTGTACTTTTATTTCCTTAAACATACTTTCCTTACCCTCCCTCTAGGTATTTTATTTTCCCTCAGTTATTTTAAAGGCACCGGGAGGCGGAAACTGAGGGATGGTTTCCTTGTAGGCCATGGAACCTACCCTCCCGGCACAAAGTATATCAAAAAAAGTTATTCATTGCATTCCTTTTATTTATTTTTATTAAAAATTCCACCAATGGCATCTCCGACTCCCTGGATAGTTCTTCCTCCAACGATTAGGATATTAAACTCCAAGACTGAATTGGGAATTTCCACCATATATCCGAGACAGAGACTGTTAAACGCCCAAGCAGTTAATGTGGACATGACAACATTCAAGGCAAGGAATCTGGACATAGAAGTGCAATTGCTTCTATCTATTAAATTTTGGAGATATTTTGGAATTCCCCTGAGCCACTTAATCATAAAGCCACCGCTATTATTATTCCGATTAATATTCCCACTACAGCGCCACCTCCCGCAATCCCTAACTTCTTAAAGAAACTAGGTTGGGATTCCTTGATAATTTTCTCATATGATTCTTTTTGAGAATCCAATAAATTTGTTATATTGTCCTTGGCCTCATTACAAAGG